CCTCATTCTCAAAGACATTTTTTATTTTATTGAACAACTTGTTTCTTAACTCGGTGTTCATTCTTATTTTACTCATTTTTACCTTTCTGTTATTTATTTGCATATAATTATAATTAGCACTTGACAATAGGATAGTCAAGCATTATATTTGATTAACTTAATTTTTTAGTTAGACCTACATTAATTAAGTTGGGACAACTTCTGGTTGTGGTTTGGGATTATCTCTCCCACGTTTCTACAACTAGAACTGATCCCTGGTCCGATGGATCTGCTAAACTTGAGTTGGCAATATACTATGGTGAGCCTAATAGAATCTCAAGATTAAAGATTTCCGGAGGCGTTACGTCGGACCTGGGATCAGTAGGAGGGTGGCCTAATTCTAGACAGCCCTACTGGTCCAGTGGCTCGGTCAAGTATACTCTTTAGAGTCTTCCGCGAGCCACAAGTTGCAAGCTTCAAGCTTGACAGCTGGTCCAGGACATGATAGGATGTATTTAGAAAGGATAAATTATGGACAAACAATTAAAAGAACAAGTAGAAGAAATAGCAAGAGAAGAGGCAGCTAATAGATACAGCTATAATACAGCGTATAACACAAGAAGAATAGCGGATACTCTAGAAGAAATCCTGCGGCTGGTAAAGCAGGACATGGAACGAATGAAAAAATTAAATGACTAGAAGAATTGAGAGCCCGGTGGTTTTAATTAACCACTGGCGCTGGCTCGTGGCCAATGGATATAAAAAAGAAGCTGCAAGCTGCAAGCGTCAAGCTGCAAGCTTGACAAGAAAGAATTATAATGTTATAGGAGAATCAAGGAGAAAGAAATCATGAAAGTAAAAGACGCAAAAGAAATTACAGGCAGCCTAACACGTACAAGCAAGATGCCTGGACTCAGTTACAGTTTGCCAGCCTGGGAATGCAAAACCGGCTCGAAGCTCCGGAAGGTTAAGGGCTCAGTGTGCGCCAGCTGTTATGCTCTCAAGGGTAATTATACAAGATACAAAGCCATCAAGGCAGCGCAATATGTAAGATTAAAATCATTACAAGACAGCCGCTGGATCGAAGCAATGACAGCTCAGGTCAAGCGCTCTGAATATTTTAGATGGCATGATGCAGGAGACGTCCAAGATCTTGATCATTTAAATAAAATTTTTGAAGTGTGCAGGCAGACGCCTGACACCAAGCACTGGATGCCAACCCGTGAGGCATGGATCAAGGACCACCTGGCCAGCAAGCCTGACAATCTTGTTATAAGATTTAGCCCGCCAATGATTGGGCAGCGCAACGATACCTGGCCCAACTCTTCAATGGTTGTAGAGAAGGACGCGAGCTGTCCAGCACCATCTCAAGGCAACAGCTGCGGTGACTGTAGACAGTGTTGGGATCCTGCTGTAAAAGTAGTTTCATACGGTAAACATTAATGTTTGAATTTAAACACCCAAAATATTATAAAGAATTACGCAAGCGTAATAAATCGGATCAGGCCATTAGCTTAAGAGCTCACGACGGTGAGCGCGAGCGTGCGCCGGATCCGGGCCTTAA